TATTGATACTAAAGGGGCTGATTACTCTGTTATATTGGTTGTTGCTGTTGATGTCAATAATAATACATATGTTCTAGAGTATGAACGTCATAGGTCAATCCCAACACTAGGGTCGAAGTATGATAGTGGCTCAAAACCGGGAGTTGTTGACTACATAATATCTTTATACAATAAATATCATTGCGTTTCAGCTACTGTAGAAGACGTTGCCATGAATAGATCTATTTTCCAGGCACTTAATGAAGAGAGAAAGCGGTTAAATCGTTATGATATTGCTGTAATACCCGAAAAACCTGGAGGAACTCAGAAAAGAAATAGAATATACAGCGGTTTAAATGGAAGATTCAGTATGGGTACTATATTTGTAAGGGATTCTATGTTTGATTTAATTAACGAAATCCTTACATTTGGCCCCAGAATGGCACATGATGATACCATTGAAGCCTTGTATTACGCCTGTTTGCATACCTTTCCTCCTAGTTTTAAGCAGGAAAAGGACAAAAAAGCGTGGTTTAAGCCCAAAAAGCAGGTAAAAAGTTGGATTATTGCATAAAAAATGGTCAGTATAGGTCAAATTAGGAATTTAGTTGAAAAAACCTGTCATAGGATGGGTTCTAAATATGCATCGAATGAAGCTGTTAAATTAGTAGTTGCAACTGGTATTGTTGAATCTAGGTATGAATATATCCGTCAAATGGGAGATGGGCCTGCTAGGTCGTTTTGGCAAGTAGAACCTGCAACTGCAGTAGATAATTGTCAACATTATTTGAAGTACAGGGCTGATTTGATGAAGAATTGTGCTGAAGCCAGTCTTATAGATATTAAATATTGGCAAAATTATGAAGAGCATATATGGGCAGACCTACTTGAAAAGAATATAGCTGCAGGTATCGTTCATTGCAGGCTTAAATATCGAAGAGTCCCTAAGAAAGTACCAAGCACGATAGCTGGGCAGGCAGAATACTGGAAAAAATATTATAATAGTGAAGGCGGTAAGGGCGATCCTGAACATTTTATAGAATCAGTTAAGAAGTGGATGATGTAATGGCTGAAAATGATAATTTTGG